TAAGTATTATGGACTGTTCAGTCATAACACGACCTTCCTCGGAAGGTCTACTCAAAATCCAAGCAGAGCGAGATTATATCTCGCTCCAGTGGGAACAGGAGCGTATCAATGACGCCGGGACCCACCAATATCGCATGACCGATATCCAAAATCAGCAACTACAGGCGTGCTTCCCAAGCCGTTATGTATATCCAAAAAATGCGTACAAAGACTCCTCGCACCCCGTGCTAGCAGCTTTGAACGATTACTGCAATGAAGAGGCATCTAGACTCATAGCAAACTACAACAAGCAAGCTATCTGTACTCTAACGATAGGTGATGCAGTCAATCGACCACTCAACGCAAGCCACAATTGCCTACTCATGAACAACACTCGAGAGCTGTATCGAGTCGCAAGCAATTGTACAGACCCTCTTCTCCATCGCGCTGCCGTTTACGGTACCCGAGCGTATGCATGCGTCAACGGATCACAAAACTGTGATTTTCGTGCCAAGCATGGGTTTGCTGTCCATTCGATATACGATATATCAATATCAGAAATGGGTGACATATTCAATCGCCATGGTCTCGAGACTCTCACAGCCTATATGTATTTCACCACGCGGTTTTATAACCACGCGTTGATGGATCCATATGAGTTTTTTGACGTTAAGCTACTGGACAAACATGCCTACTTTGGTATGAGAGACGAATCGATTCCATACAAGCATCTCAGGGAAACATGGGAATCCTGGATGAACACAACCAAGATATCTTGCGAGAATTTCGACATCGCTATCGAAGTTGTGAGATCCCACGGTCCCCTTCGTGTACTTCGTCTCGTCCGTACCAGTAAATGTGAAGGCAACATTTACCGCACCGTTCCTCTATATTCTATCTTCAAGCGACATGTCTTGGTGCCAGACATCTATCAAGCTTGTAAGAATGGCTTTTATGTGACACAAAATGACGTCAACCACTATGCGGTGCCAGAGAATGTTGCTGGTGCCATCATGGCATACGCTGAGCGCACAGCTGATGAGGGCTACAAGTTCCATGAGCTTGCTACCTACGCCAGCGGATTACGCCGCCGCATTGTCGTTGGGACAACACAATTCCAAGACCCCTGGGACGTCCATCCGGAAGAATATCATCGAATCGTCATATCATTATTTGTGCTCGGTGCCATAGCTAGATCTGATCGCACCCGCACCATCTCAGCTTGCTTCAACGAGCTGAAGAACCACTTCCATGAAATCCCCATATTATCAAGGGCGTGGAGGAAGTTCATCAACCGCTTGCACGCAAAGTTGAGAAATTGGCAACACGAGAAAGACATCGGCGAAATAGTGCAGTCAGATGTCTACGAGGACCAAGTTGGTTTCTACATCGACGGTTTCCGCATACTACCTATCCGTGATTATAACATATCACGTACGGAGATTGTCAAAACCACATCGCCTACAGTACCACCTGAGCTGGAGAAGTTGCGCGAGAATGTTTTCCCCAACTTTACTTGGGCCCTAGGACTCGACCACCCGACACCAGCCGTGCCATTTGCACCACCACTGCAACCCTCCGCTCCGCCAAAGCCTATCACGTATACACCCGTCAAACCGAAAGGACTCATAGTCGAGCGTGTCGCTCGCGCTGAGGCGTGCGGTGTTATCGCAATGCCTTTGGTTGTAACCACACTGAGTGATGAAGCCATAGCCATGGGTTTAACATTGCCAACGGCTCCCGCGAAAACAACTATTGCAGCAATGGTGCCACCGCCGACCACCCCACAAACCCCAACACCCACAGTCGCAATTAGCGCTGTGCAGGCTCCGGTTGGGTTGACTACATCAGTTATAAACAATCCTGTCTTGAAAGTACAAAATGCGTCCGGTGCTGCGCCCACAAGCGGCCCCCCCAGCATTGACAATAATGTGGCCACTACGTTGGTTTTTCACAATAGCTCGGCAGTAACCACTCAGGTTCCTAAAACTAAGCCGGCGGCAGACAACAGGGTTGTTCCTAAGACCTCACACAAAAACGGCACACCGTGTTCTATTGCACCTAAACTTCTTACGATTCCGGAAGTCGACGTCAACGTCAACCCCGGCATACCTAGGAGATTTTTGTCCGGGCACTGTGCTATGAAAGCTATGCATGAGGCCCTCACGCGTGCAAGCTTGACTAAATCTACGATTGATGCATGGCTCACGCAATGTGAGGATGTGCTGTCTTTGGCGGCGACGACCGGAAAATACGACTTTAACCAAGATCAAGTCGACAAATATATAAAGACGGGGGACTACCAGGGCTCTGATATCAGCGCCGTTGTGTTGGAACTGTTGGCAGAGATTTATAACCTTAAGGTCCACGTTCATCTCGCAACTGGCACTAACGTCATCTCCAGTGGGCGCCACTCTATTCATATTTACTGGTCCGGTAACCATTACTCTTCACGTGTCTCTGGGGGCGCCGTTGACAAGTTCAAGTCGTTCTTTGCGCACATACCGCAAGGGTCAACTATATTGGACGTCAGCGCCTCTCCTGGCTACTTCACTAAAATGGCTACGGAAAGGGGCTATCAACTCTTCTCCGCACACTATAAAGAGGGTTCACCACACACCGTTTACGAGCCCGACTTCAAGTATTCTCATCATTCTCAACTGTGGGCCCACCTGCGCGCCTCAAAAAAGAAATTTGACGTTGTGTTTATTGATGCGGCTCGTGACTGCGATAGTGAATCTCTACTAACAGACATCTACAAATCGTCCGTCGAGTTCGTCAAACAGGGTGGCTCAATTATCACAAAGACGTTTGGGAATCCACATTATTTGTGGGCTGACGACAAGTTTGAGGATATCAAACTCATCCATGTATCTGGGACTTGTTCAGAGCGCTATTTCCAGTGTCACACCTTCATGGGGCAGGGGCAGAAACGGTTTTTCACTTATTATGATCGACCCGGCTGGAACCGCAAAATAACAGAACACACATTGCCTTACACGGACAACATACGATTTGCGCGTGAGTTCTTTTGCGATAAAATGAGCACATTTAAGCCTAAAACGTGGAATATCAATGGCGTCTTTAGCATATCTGCATTGACAGGTTATGCGAGCGCCAGTAAAACTACTGAAGCAATGCAGACGTACCCGAAGGCCGTCTTTATTGCACCGTCAAAGGAATTGTCGCTAAAGCATCAGAAAGGAGGAGTCGCATCATATACTCCACACACATTCTTCTCTTCGGACCACAAACAGAGTGACACCATCATTGTTGACGAATGTTTTCAATTTCCTGTTGATTACTTCAGCTTATTGAAGACCTGCTACCCCAACCATCGGATTGTTGCTTTGGGTGATGTTCATCAAACACCGTATGTCAACTTCAATGGGAATCGTTGTCTTAAGACGTTGGAGAACTACGGGGTTGGTAACAACATCTGTGATGTGTACAAAGTTCCACTTGATGTGACTGATGCACTTAACCGAAAACACTCAATGAATATCCGTTCGCATAGCAGCGTGACTAAAGCGTTCGCATTTTGCCGTGAGTCCATCGAGAAATTCAGTGGGACAAAAATCAAGGTCATCTGCTTCAATGGCGAATCTGCCGCCAAACTTCGTGCCAAGGGGATCAATGCCTCTACCATCACCACCTACACTGGATCACGCGATGCGGTTGTGGTCTTTTATGTTGACTCAGCATCTGTTATGAGTCAGCTGGCCAATCGTCCTAAATATATCTACACGGCGGTGACTAGAGCGGAGCGACAACTTGTCGTCACCGGTGACTTTGATTATATAGCCAAGTACTATAATATACATGGCTCTAACATGATGACTTTTGAGGAGATCAGTAACGTGTATAACTTTCACCAGGTCATTCTGCCTAATGAGTCTGAGATGCCTGTCACCGTAGCAACTGGTCTCGCCAAAGGAACGACGACTCAGCACCACGCTGAAACTATACTGAAAGGGACACTTTCACCAGCTAACGACCCTGACTGCCTGAATATAGGGGTGGCCAAGCTCGATATAGCACCTGTGGAATGTGGAACACTGAGCGCACCCACCGATGCATTGCGACCCTCCGGTAAGACTACACCTTGCTACCGGCTCACTAGCAATCGGTTTGCGAAACATCAATTGTCTAATAATAATCTTGAAGCTGTCCAGACCCTGGTGAAACGCTACGCCAGGGGCTATCCCGCTAAACGTGACCCACGCTCTGACGCCTACACTACTCAGGAGCTGATGGGAGGCCTATGTAAAGCCCTCTACGGAAACGAGCACTCCGTAAGACGGCTGAAACGTGACCTCCATGTCTCTCCCGAGTTTCTAGCTCAACGTCAAGGAGAGTATATGGAAGCCCTCCAGCTCAAGATCAATACCAACCCTGCAGCTTATGAGGATCTCAAGAAACCGTTTGAGATAGGTCGAGAGCGGCTTGGTTTCTTTAACAAGAGACAGACCAAGTTTGACCCGAAAGAAGGATTTGACACTAGCGACAAAGTGGGGCAAGGTGTCGCAGCGACATCGAAAAGAATTAACGTGTTATTCTGCGGTTACGCACGTGGTCTTCTTGACCGCATGCGAGAAGTGCTTCGCAACAACAATCGTGATGTCATCCTCGCCACACATGACTCCGATGCAGGGTTGAATGCTACCTGCACATCACTGTTCCAGAAACACCCGAATGCGACGAACTTCACTTGTAACGATTTCTCAGAGTGGGATGCATCATGGCGCGGGTGTTTCACGGAGTTCACTTGCACATTACTACGGTATATGGGTTGTCCCAAACCGCTCGTCGAGGATTACAAACTTTTTCGTGATGATTGGATAATGACGTATATGACGGCTTTTGGTAATGTCACCCTATCCGGGAGAGAAAAACAGTTCTCCGGTAATCCATTCACCATATGCGAAAACACGCTCGGCAACATGGCTTTGTGTTTTTCTATATTTGAGGTCAGGGATATGCAATATGCTATGTTTAAAGGCGATGACTCAGTAATTGCATGCCGCAGTTGTGTGCTTAGTCATAAAGCCAATGATATTCTCGGATACACTGGTCACAAGTTGAAGTTGCACAATAGCCCCATCGGAGAATTTGCAGGATGGTTCTTGACTGATGAAGGGCTCTTTCCGGACGTTTATAGATATGCAGCCAAGTTTCTCGATAAGATGTACCGTGACGAGGAGCATTTCAAAGAAGTGGTGATGTCATTGCAGGAGAGGTGTGCAGCGGTCCGAAACGAGGCACAGCTTCGCGTTGGCGCGAGTGTCTGCGCCGCCTACTATTCACAGGTGTTTGGAAATGGAAAGGTCTCGGTCGAAGATGCTATCAGTCTTTTCTACTTCATCAAAGACAGCCGAAACGTCAAGTTCTCCACCTTGACACTCCACAGTATGGAGTCGTTACAGCTCTGAGCACTTCTACCTTTTGCTCAGATAATCATATATTATTATTGATATTCTAGTTTTCGATCTTGAGCGTTTCTTTGATTTTAATTTTTAAATTTTAATTTTAATTTTAACTTTATAAATTTTATTTTTAAATTATATTTTATTTATTTTAATAAACAAGTAATAACAACACGTCATTCAGTCACCCATTATGTCCGACGATAAAACCATTGGTACGATACAGGGGGTCACAATCAAGGCCGGTACTGCAGCTGGGGCTTGCTATGTCAACAAGGTCACGCATCCTCCTTCGCCTATGACTGGAGAATACCTCGGTCGACCGGACTGTTCACAACCAAATGCTGTCCTCATGGAACTCAAATGCGAGGTCAACATGCCACCAATCATTTCGTTCCCTGTATCTGCCTCCGCGATCGGCACTGCCAATCCGTCGTCCATGCTTTTCCTCCAAACCAGTGGTGCTGTAGTGTCCAACTATGTGTTCCACTGGCTAGCCTCTCCTACTTTGTCTGTAGCCGGGTGGGTGCAGCCTGTTAATCAGGTCGCGATAGCATCAACACAACCGACTGTCACGCAAGTGGCCACACAGTCGACCAACCTCTCCGGCTACAATTTCAATAACTGGGCTCAAGATGTGGGCTCCTTCCGTCAAACGTACAAGTCTTCCACCTATTATTTGAATGCGACAGACTTCAACAATCAGGGCACGGTCACCACAGCAAAATTTAAACCTGACATTGTTCAGGGCCAGAATTTGTTATCCTATCTGTCCACTTTGAGTGGTGACTCACACAAGTCCCTTTCGCAAGCAATCAGAGTGTCGATGGGCACCTATAATGCCGGTCGTCGAGAAGGAGAGAAGATTCGCTACACCGATGATTTCGAACTTGTCGACCCTAAAGCGCCATCTGCCGTGTTTGGTTACCAATTTGTTGATTTTGGTACCAACACTGCCTTTAGTGGTGGCACACTGCCTTTCTCGAACACACTTTATTACAATACCGCGCTCCCTGTTAGTGCGAGTCAACTTATGACGTTGTCACCGAAAGCAGCCACTAGGCCAGCTAAGGAAGGGTCATTTGTCGTCCAGCAACAAGAAGATGAGGTCATGACCTGGAACAGTGTTTACAACGCTGGTCCGGTTGTTGCCTCCTCACCTGCTGGCTTGATCCTTTCTTTCCTCCGCTTCATTGGCAGCTCTGGTGTCACAACATTCGTTCCGCTATTTTCATCAGAGCCTGGCCTTACCGTCTCGCCTTCATCAGCTGAGGTCCAATGGGGCTCACTAGATTGGTCTATGACCCTGTTTGAGGGTTTGACTGTTCCTACAGTGACGGGTATCACATTAACTTCAGTGCCCTATGTAACAGTGAAATCCATCCTTGGTCTTGAGGTCCAGCCAAAACCAACATCGTCTCTCGTGACTTTCCAAAGAACACTGCCGTTGCCTGATCCCGACGCCATTCGAATGGCTGTTGGCATCATGCATGCACGACCAGACTCGCTCCCTGCCTCAGCGAACGACTTAGCTTCCATTGCCTCTACTGCGCTTAAATTCATACCCACTGCTGTCTCATGGTTAAAAGACTTGTTCGGTGGTAACAAAGAAAAGTCTCGCGCCATGAACAAGGCACATAACTTCGTCCGACCTCAGAACAACAACAACAACAACAACCGTCGCACGAATGGTAACAACAACAATGGCAACCGTGTTGAAAAACAGATTGCCCAATTGAGCGCCAATGTCAATAAACTTGCGGTGAAGCAAGCAGCAGCTCCTTCACAGCTTCCCACCTACACCAACAACGGACCTCCTGCCAGCGCCCCTCAGGGTAGGCCTTCTCGGAGCAACCAGAGAACCCCGCGTAATTCGCGTTCACGATCACGCGCTCGTTCCCGCAAGTAGTACCACCACCCTTTATAAAGCTGTTATGCACCCGGCCACAGCTTGTCTATAGAAAACTTTACGGTTTTCCGGGTTTCCGTAACCATATTTAGTTTTATTAATTTTCTAAATTTTAATTACTTTACTTATCGTAC